TCACTGGAGGCAGGAGTCGAGCCTGGTGCCGAGGGCCTGGAGCGTCTCGATGACGGCCAGGGGCTTGGCCCCCTTCCAGGCACCGACCGGGGAGAACCCCTCGTTCGTGACGGACCCGGTGTTCAGGTCGGTCCGGCCGATGTTGCTGAACTTGAGGGTGGTCCGCTCAGGGCCGGCCACCGCCATGACCTCGAACCGGACGACGGCCCGCGTCATCCCCATCAGGGACTGACCGGCGTCGGCGGAGCCAACCGCGATCACGGCGCCCGCTGCGGCGTCCTCGTACTTGAAGACCTGGCCGCCCTGGATCGTGCTGGTCTGGGTCCGGTTGCCCGAATAGAACGTCAGCGGCGCGTCGGTCCCCCCCGTGATGGTGACCGCCTGGTTGCTGACGTTCTGTGCCAGGCAGAGCTTGAGCTTGCCGAACTCGGCGCCTCGGACCTCCTGGCTCACCGTGTCGATGTAGTCCCCGCTCATGTTGCCCGGCCGCAGCGTCACGTTGGGCGGGAGCTGGACATTCTTGGCACCCGCCGGCAAGGCGACGGCCAAGAGCAGCAGGGCACTGAAGGTTGCGCGCATGGTGGTTCCCCCTGGGGCCACGAAGGTGGTTCGGCGCCGACTTTACAGGCGCGCCGAACCCCGTTCAAACCGGCCTTGAATGCCCCTCACCAGGTCATGACCGCCAGCTCGGCGCGCGGTTTCGACTTGGCCTTCGACGACAGCCCGATGGTGTACCGGGTGCTGAGGCGCTTCTGTCGGAACCCAGCGAAGACGTGGCGCATGTCCGGGTGATCGTTGATGGTCAGCAAGGCCCTCCCCTTCAGGCCATGCAGCGCCTTGGCCAGCGCCTGATACTGGTCGAGGCCGAAGGGTACGCCATAGCCCTCGGTCTTCCAGTACGGCGGATCGCAGAAGAAGAACGTTCCTGGGCGGTCGTATCGAGCCAGGCACGCCTCCCAGGCCAGGTGCTCGATGGTCACCCTGGACAACCGCAGGTGCGCGGCGCTGAGGTCTTCCTCCAACCGCACCAGGTTGATCCGTGGCGGGCCACCGGGATCGGTGCCGAACGTCTGCCCGGTGACCTTGCCGCCGAAGCTGGTCTTCTGCAGGAAAAAGAACCTGGCCGCGCGCTGGATGTCGGTCAGCGTTTCGGGTGGGCTGGCCTGTAATCGCTCGAACTCCTCGCGGGCGACCAGCTGCCAACGGAACTGGCGGATGAACTCGTCCAGGTGATGCTTCACGACGCGGTACAGGTTCACCAGCTCGCCGTTGATGTCGTTGAGCACCTCGACCTTGGCCGGCTCGGGCCGCAGGAACAGCATCGCCGCGGCGCCGGCGAACGGCTCGACGTAGGTGCTGTGCTGATTGTCAAAGAGCTGGAACAGCTGCGGCGCGAGGCGGCTCTTTCCGCCCGGCCAAGGAACAAGCGTTTGGGTCTTCATGCGATCTCACTTTTTGCGATGGTCATCGCCGAGACTTGCCGTGCTCTCGCGGAGCAGCAGGGCCTCGGCCAATTCCACGCGGAGAGATCGCGTGTGTTGCGGCGGTGGTCTGGCGCTTGCCGGCGTCAGGCTACCGCCCTGTTTTCATTTCGTCGCTCGGACCACGACCGCGCCCAGCGAGCCGACCGCCGCGCCCACGATGTGGGCGGGCCAGGCAACGCCACCGAAGTCGAGGGCGACCATTACGAACACGAACTGCAATGCGATCCACAGACCGATCAGCAGTGCCAGGCGCGACCTCGGGAAAAGCACCAAGTGCGCGGCCATGACTCCGGCCACGGCGCCGCTGGCGCCGATCACTTGGCGGTGCAGCAGCATGGCGGCGAGTCCGTTGCCAGCCATGCCGGCGAACAGGAACAGCGCCGCGATCCGCCAGAAGCCGAGCGCGTGCATGACGCGGCGGCCGACAACGGCCAATACCGCAGCGTTGCCCACCAGGTGCGCCAGGCCGGCATGCTGGAAGACGGACTGCGGAAGCTCTGCCACCGCCATCAGACGCCACCGTTGGGATACGCCGAGGTCGGCGGGCTGAAGTTCGCGGTGTACCGGCAGACGCCATCCGTGTACCGGAAGTCATCCACCCAGCCGTTGAGCTGGCGCGAGCTGTCCGTGTAGTCGTGTCCGATGGTGGGCAGCGAGCTGGTCTCGGGCGCTTGCGTTCCGGTCAACGTCATCGTGCCGGCGAGCACACCTCCGATGAAAATCCGCACCGTGCTGCCTTGCTTGGTCACCGCCACATGGGTCCACGCTGTCAGCGCCACAGTCGGGTTTCCGCCTGTGGTGACCGTCTGGAAGGTCTGGAAGCCGCTGGAAGTGCCGAACACCACCAGCACCGTTCCGTTCGGCATGATCGCAACGTAGTAGCCGTTGCCGCTGGCCGAGGACGACTTGACGCTGAAAATCGTGTGTCGCTTCGACGCTGCCAGGTAGTACCACCCTTCATGGGTAAAGTCGTTGACCGGATTGAAGTGGCCAGCGACATAGGGCGTGGTGATGTAGTCGCCAGAGCCGTCCAGCTTGAGCGAGGTTCCACCGAACTTGGACTGCACGTCATCGAGCTGGGCATTCCCCACAGCCGTCCAGACCTTACCCTTCTGATCAGTGAAGGTAGTGCTCGCGTCCACGCCGTCGAAGTGAAGCAGCGAGCGCACGCTCGACCAGTAGATGTCGTCCTCGACCTTCATGGTCTGGGAGCTGGTGTCGGTGTTGGCGTTGGCATCCTCCACCGTCACGTCGAAGGTGTACGTGCCGTTGGTCGCCGGGGTGCCGGAAATGACGCCCGTCGAACTGTTGATGGAGAACTCCGCCGGCGCGCCCGTGCCGAGGCTCCAGGTGTAGGGCGTCGCACCGCCGATAGCCGTCAGGCTGGCGCTGTATGGTTCGTTCCTGGTCGCATTGGGCAGCGTGCCACTGAGCTGGACGGCGCCGATGTAGTCGAACTCGATGGTAGCCGCCTGCCAGCTGGCCAGGCCGTCGCGCTCTGCCTCGACCTCGATGCGCAGCGTGCCATTGCCGGAGACGCTATAGCCGCTGATGGAGTTGCCGGCGATGCCGGTCTCGGTCGCCTTCAGCACATTGTCCAGGTAGAAGCGCGCGTTGTACGTGACGCCGGCCTCCGGTCCGATGTCCGCCATGCTCGCATCGACCAGCTGGTCGGCCTGTGCGATCCGGTCACGGTGCGCCCAGGTCACGTCGAACTCGAACTCGACGTGGACCGGCGCCGGATCGTCGTTGACGCGCAGGTTGCCAGGTGGGTACGGGCGGAACTGGCGCTGGTCGAACGTCACGCCCATCGCAGTCGCCCGGCTCAGGCCGAGCTGTTGGCTGGGCGTGTTGGTCAGCAGTTTGACCTGGATGCTCTCGCCGTCCGTGTACTCGGTCAGGTCGGCGGCCGCGTGGTCGGCATAGAACCAGATGCGCTGGCCAGCGGCATGTGGCTGCCGGACGGTGTCGCCCACGCCGCGACCCAGGGTGATGGCGCCGGTGCCGACGTTCAGCCCGTCCACCCGCACCAGTTCGTTGCCCCACAGCGCAGGCGAGCCGACGGCGACCTGGTCGAGCATCTTTCCGCCGGCGACGGTGAACGCGGTTTCGAGGCGCGTTTCCGATGCTTCCACGATGACCGCGGTAGGACACCAATAGCCGAAGGCGACCTCAGCGTAGGTGGCCGCATCCGGCGCCACCATGACGCTGTAGTCCCGGCTGGTGGCCGGGTCTGATGCCACCGCCATCAGGAAGCCCGTATCCGCCGGCAGCACCTCAAGGTCGGCACGAGAGAGCGTTCCCACCAGCTCGATATACGGTGCCTCGAAGGCACGCTGGAGGGTGATCGGCTGCGGGGTCTGCGACGGGCTGGTATCGACGCCCTCCTCGACCTCCACGAAGGAGCCGGACGGCACGCTGTACACGTCCTGCGTCGCGGTGATCGACATGGCGCCGCTGCGGAGCTGCCCGCTCGACTTCTCGCTGAAGATGCAGACCAGGTCGGTGATGCGGCGCTTCGGCGCCTGCAGCCTGAAGTAGGTGCCGGGGCGCCAGGCGTAGGGCTTCCGGGTCGTCTTGAGCGGGAAGCCTCGCAGCGGGGTAATGCGTGCCAGCAGCTCGCGCTGCGCAACGCGCGCTGCCAGCTCGCCGGTCGGAATCTCCAGGTACTCGATGGTCAGGTGGTTGGTGCCGAAGTCGTCGATCAGCGCCGGGGCCTGCGTCGGCGGCGTGACGATGGCTTCCTTGAGGTCGGGGTCGAAATACTTCACCGAGACGCTGTTGACGGCGCTGTCCAGCAGCGTCGGCTGCTCCTGGAAGTCCAGGATGTCGTCATCGGTCAGGATCGGCAGCTCCTCCAGCGTGTAGACGCCGTTGGCCACGTCCAGGTACCACTGGCCATCAACCAGGCTGCGGGTCAGGCTGCAGCCGGCGACGCGGCAGATGCGCTGCTCGAACTCTTCCACGCTCTCGGCGCTGGGATCGTAGGAGGTACACAGCCCGAAGCCCTGTCCGAAGTAGTAGTCGGCGGCCGCCGTGAAGCTGGCGGCGTTGATGTTCGCCGTCGTCTCGCGCCCCATGTCGGCCTGCGTGCGCGAGTAATAGAGGATGTGTGCCGGGTTCATCCCGATCACACCGCCGAAGATCGCGCTGCGGATGATGCCGATCATCGCCGATGGATCGCCGCCCGACACCACCGGCACGCCATCGCCATCGGTGTTGTCCACAACGGACGTGTAGCTGGTGTCGGTGAGGTCGATATTGATGCCGTAGCAGCTCACACCAGCCACGGAGCTGACGATGGCGCCAGCCTCGGCTGCGATCTGCGCGCTGGTCATTCCAGAGCCTGCGTCCACTGGCTCGCCGTCCGTGATGAAGAACGCAAGCCGCCGTGCGAACGCCTCGCCGCCACCGAAGAAGTCGGGCATGTCCATGACGCCGGCGGTGAAGTAGGTTGTGAAGCTGCTGCTGCGTCCGCTGACCCAGCTCTTCAGTTCTGCGATGCCGCCCGCGGTCAGATTGCGCCGCAGGATGGACTGGCGGCTGCTGGGATAGGTGCCGAACCCGACGATCATGCAATCGATGGCTGCACCGCGTGCTACGGCTTCTCCGACCTGGTCGAGCACGGCGTTGATGGCCGTCTTCATGTTGGTGAGGCGCGTCTGCCCGTTGCTCGCAACCTCATCCATCGAGCCGGAGAGGTCCAAGGCGAAGTACAGCGAGGCGGACGCCGGCGCCTTCATGGCGATCTCGGCCTTCTCCGGATACCAGCAGGCGTCGTTGTCCCAGCCCTTCTTCGTCTTCCTGATCTTGTAGCTGGCCTTCTGCGGATACGGATTCATGGCCCCGTACTTGCCGCCCTTGAACACCAATGTGGCCAGGCCGCGCCAGGCCGGCTGCTGACTGCCGAACGTGGCCGCGAGGTAGGCATTCGGCTGCTGGGTGGCCTCGCCGAACATCACGTCCACCGCGCCGACGATGCCGCCTTGATCTTTCTCGCCACCCCACAGGTTCGGCGCGTTGATGCTGATGGTTCCGCTGGAGGTCAGCTCTCCGATCCACGCGGGCTTGTCACCACCTCGGAACTGCAGGAAAGCGTCGATGGGACCGATGCCGAGGCCAGCATGGAAGGCGGGCTTGTACCAAAAGCCGACGGTGGTCTTCTTGCTCTTACCGCCCATCGCGCTGCCCCTTCTGCTGCTCGCTCTCCCGCGCCCACTTCACCAGCGCCAACGCCAGCGCATCGCCGGTGGCTTCCAGCTGCTCCGCCTCAATTCCGTTGTGCACGAATCCGCGCCAGTCGAGGCCGTGTCTCTGGAAGAACGCCCGCGCGCCGCTGCGGCAGAATCCAGCGCGTCGGCTGTAGCCCGGAATCGTGAACAGGTGCTGCGTGGTCACGATCACTTCTTGCCTCCCTTGGTCTTGATCGGCTCGGTGCCCATCAGCTTCCAGGCGAGCAGGAACTCGTCGTTGACCCAGCAGGTTCCGAAGTAGTGCTTCGCCGAGAGGCCGTCCTCGACGGTCGGCGCGTCCGCGGCCTGCGGCTGCGGCGGCTGCGGCCTGGGCCGCATGGCATAGCTGATCGCTGCCGCGATGATGGCGATGATGATCTGGATCACCCACCAGTAGATCGCCTTCACCGGTTCGCTCGGTGCCGGCGGCACGGTGGCGGCGACGACGATGCGCAGCAGCTGCACCAGGCAGGCGACGGCGGCGAGGCCGCAGGCAACCCAGTGCGCTTGCTCGCCCTGGCGAGTGTCGAGCCACCAGTAGCGCACGCGCCACGACCAAACGTAGTGCAGGCGACGGATGGAATTGATCAGCCCCATGACATCGAATCCTCGGTCGGGTTCTTGCCGGGCTTGTAGATCGCGCCGCCGTAGTGGACGGTGTTGCCGCGCGCGTCGCAGGCGGCCCACGTGCGCGGGCATCCAGGAACGGCAATCACCGGCAGACCCGCTTCCAGGTCGGACGATCCGTAGAGGATGGCGATCTCATCGCCGCTGTGAGACATGATCGAACGGCGTTCTACAAGTCCATCGGCATTCGTCCAGGTCAGGGAGCCGCCCGCGAGATTCAGCGGCGCGCCGGCGAACTCCGGTGCGGTCAGCGTCAGGCCGTCCACGTCGGTCAGGGTTGCTTCCGTCCAGAGCGGCACGGTGTAGGCGATGACCTGGCTGTCCACGGCCAGGCCCGTCGCATCATCAAGCGTCAGCGTGGTGCCGCTGTGCGCGGTGATGGCGGCGGTGTGCTGTACCGGGCCTTCGCCTTCCACCTCCTCGGGCGTCTGCCAGGTCGCCGTGCCCCCGACGAACGTGCGGGCCTGCGAGACGAAACTGGCCGCGGTGATGTCGGCGCCGCTGACCGCGGTCAGAGTGCCGGCGACTGGGATCGGGCCGGCGATCAGATTGCACCCGCGCAGCCCGGTCGAGTACACCGTCTTCCAGCAACCGCGCTGCCACTTCGCCCCCTGATTGCGCGCGCGATCCGTTCCGCCGGTAGGTTCACACGTCAGCTCCAGCTCCACGTCGCCGAACTTCGGCTGCGTGACCTGGCCCATCCACTCGACGGCCGGCGGGTCGGTGTCGCCATAGTGGGTGGCCAGGCACGTGACATAGACGGTGCTGCTGGGCACGTAGGGGAACCAGTTGTCGCCCAGCGGCTGGGTGACCGGATACTTCTTGGCGGTTGGATCGCGCAGGTATGCCAGCGTGATCGTGATCTTGTCCTTCGCACGTTCGGCGGTCTGCTTGATCTCGCTGCGGGTGATCTGCGCGGACTTGTAGGTCTGTCCGCCGATGACCAGGTCGCGGTCGGCGGTGCAGTAGCGCCAGACCAGGCTCTGGCGCGTGAATACGAACAGCCAGATCGGCTCGCCTGTGAAGCGGCTCTGCTCGCGCTGCTCAAACATCGGGCACCACCGCTTGCCAGCCCGTGGTCGATGTAGCTTCCCCGTCCTGATCAGTGGCGTGGTCGATCTCCACGTCGTCGCTGGCCAGCGTGCATAGGGCGAGGAACGAGATCGAGCGGATGCTGCCGGGCGCGATGCTCGATCCGCTCAGAGCCGCGTTGAGGGTCAGCGTCTCGGTGTCGCCGACCTCTGCAGCATTGGTGATGCGGCGGCACAGCTTCGTTCCATCGCGCAGTTCGATCAGCACGTCCTTCCTGTTCGGCTGGCCCTTGCCGAACAGCGTGTAGCCCGCCCATCCGACGCTCAGCGACATGCTGCCGCCGGCGACTGCCGCAACCGGCTTCAGATCATTGGCATAGGACGGTACCCAGATCGGCGTGCGGCGCCCGCCAAGGGTATAGAGCAGAGATCGGAACCAGGTGTGCTCGGCGCGCCCCCAGAGCTTCCAGTGGCTCTGCTGAGAGCGCAGCGCGACGCCGGGCAGGTCATGCACCACCGGCAAGGCGGTGCCGTTGTCCACGGTCTGCGGCAATCGCACGTAGCTGGCCGTCGGGTCTTCGCTTTCGTCCGGGCGCTTGTCGAGTACAAGGTGCGACAGGTAGGTCATGGGATCGGCCAGCACCGGCCAGTCGCATGACTCGTCGATGTCGAACGCGATGCTTCGGCGGCTCAGGTTGTCGTTGCGGAGGATTTCCTCGGCGCCGTCCTGGACACGGGCGCGGCGCAGCGGGTACAGGCGCGTGGCGGCGGGCCAATCGCTCGCCAGTGGCGAAGCCAGCACCAGGCCAGTCGGGTCCACCGCATCGACCTCGATCACGGCCCAGTGGTTTACCGCCGACCACAGCAACGCCTTCCCGCCGGCGACGAAGTCGAAGCCGACCGTCCTGCAGCTGATGAACTCGTCGCTGGCCTCCAGCGGGCCTGCGGGGATTTGCACGTCGGGCCAGATCGGCAGCAGCCAGGTACCGCTATGCCCCGCGAGCAGCATGTCTGCAACGCGGCGCTCCTTGCCGGTGGCCAGCAGCTCGAACACGAAGCCGCGGCGCGGGCCAGTACGCAAACCGCGGTGCTGGCTGACGGCCGTCGCGCTGGCCAGCATGTAGTCGGTCAGCCAGGACAGGGTCTCCTGCATTCCGCTCGACCAGTCAGGTGTGACCGGCCAGATTTTCTCGCCGTCGGATGCGAAAGCCATCTGTCACCACTCCGCACGGATCGAGTTGCCGTTCTGTCCGGCGATGGCTACCACGGCCTTTTCCATCGCCGGATGCTGGGCGAGGCGCTGCGCGAGCTGATCCTCGTTCTGCAGCAGGTACACGCGCATCTTGTTGTTGACGCTGGCCTGCATGGCACCCGCATCGCCAACGCGCGACCGCGGCTCCGGCGCCGTGTAGATCGGCTCTGGCGTGATCAGCCCGCCGACGGCGTAGCCGCGCCGGTCGCGGAGCGCAGCCATTCCGCGGCTGTTGAAGTCCTCCAGGAACTGCAGCGCGCCCGGTTGGCGAACGATGGCCGCGCGGGTCATGAACTCGCCGTTCGACGCCCAGATCGGGATGCTGTCGCTGGTGCCGGTACCGCTGCCGGTGATGTGGCCGCCCGTCGCATAGCCGGCGCCGCCGCCTGCGCTGAAGTTCGCGCCGGACAGGATCGCGGCGATCTGCGCGCCCTGGGCCATCGCCGCGGCGATCAGGCCCAGGTTCTGCGGGAACCCCTGCTCGCTGGCCTTTGCCACGTTGATCGCCAGCGACGTGGCCAGCTGGGCGACCGCGAATCCCTTGCTGATGGCGAACAGCGCCTGGTACGTCTTGCTCTGCTCGCCGGCGAAGGACTTGGTGATCTCCGCCATCGAGCCGAAGATGGCCGACGCCTGCATGAGCTGCAGCTGGTTCTGTGCGATGGCAAGCTGGTTCAAGGCCGCATAGTGCTGAGCGCGTGCGTCGGCTTCCTGCTTGTCCCAGTAGTCGTTGCTCTGCTTTCCGGCCGCGCGGCCGGCGTTGATGATCGCCAGCTGCTGGGTGAACCAGTCCTCCAGCGCCTTGTTGGCCTCGGCCATGTGATCGGCGTCCGGGTCGCCGATGCCGAACTGCGTCAGGTCGAAGCCGGGCGCGCGCGTCAGCGCCTTGGCCCCGATCCTGGCGATCTCGATGCCGTACTGCTTCGCGTCGATGATGCCCTTGGCCAGCGCCTTGTTCAGCGTCTCGATCTGCTCGGTCACCGAATCGGTGGCGGCATCCACGGGCGTGCGCAGGCGGTCGTGCAGGCGCTCGTAGGCGCGCTCGGTGTCCTCCAGCTCCTTCTTCTGCTTTTCCTGCTCCTCGCGCTGCTTCCTGGCATTGTCCAGCGCCTGGGCCTGCGTGATCAGCTGCTGCTTCGTGGCGGCCGTCGCTGCCTGGTAGGCGCCGTGCTCGATCTCGTAGCGGATGCGCGCCTCTTCGCTGACGCGCTTCTCGCCGTCCTCGACCTGGCCGAGGAGGGTGGTCTGCTTGGCCAGGTTCTGCAGCTCGCGCTGGGCCGCTTCCTCTTCGCGCTGTGCGTCGGACTTCTGGCCCTTGGGTGCCTTCGGCAGGCTCTCCTGGTAGCGGGCGCGCGCCTGGGCGATCTGCGCCTCGATCTCGGCCTCCGTCTTGCCGGCGGTGATGCCCAGCTTGCGGATGCTGGCGATCTCGGCTTCGAGCTTCTGCTGCTTGCTCAGGTTGGAGGTGCGGAGACGGTCCCACTCCTGGCCGGCTTTCTCGGCGTCCTGGCGGGCCTTGAGCTTGGCCTCCTCGGCGTCGCGTGCAGCCTTCTCCTGGGCGGCGACCTGCTGCTCGGCCGCGACGCGGTCCTGGGCAGCCTTCAGCGTCTTCTCGGCCTGCTCTTCCGCCCAGGGCGACCAGCCAGCGCGGTCGTTACCGCGGTTGCGGCGCAGGCTGTCGAGCTGCGACTGTGCGGCGCGCAGCTGCGCCTCCGCGTCGTCGCGGCCGATGCTCTTGATCGAATCCCAGATGCTGGCGATGGTGTTGCCCACGCCGACCCACGCCTTCTCCAGCCAGCCCGCACGCTCCTCGGCTTCGCGGATGCGCTGTTCGTGGACACGGGCGAACTCTTCCACCGCGACGCGCGTGGCGTCCTCGGCACGCCCCTGTTCCTCCAGCGACTTGACGTGGTCGTAAACCTCGGCGGTGAGGAAGTGGTACTGCTCGTTGAGCTTCAGCAGCATGGCCGATGGCGAATCGGCCAGCTTGATGATCTTGTCGGTGGTCTCTTCGATGCTCTCGCCGGTCAGCTTGCTGAGGTTGACCGCGGCGCCCATCGCCGCCTCCAGCGTTTCGCCGGAGAGCTTGCCCGACTGCGCCAGCTGCAGGGCCGCCTTGTCGGCATCGCCGAACTCGCCAGTGGCCTCCCCGACGCGGTCGGCCATGTCGGCGATCTGGCCCGCGGTCTGCCCAGCGATGCCGCCGGTCGAGATCAACGCGCGCTCCAGGTTCTGGATTTCCTGGTAGCCCTTGAAGGCACCGACCGCGACGGTGCCCAGGACCGCGGCAACCGCACCGCCAGCGATGGCCAGCGGCGAGATCGCGCCGAGCAGCGCGCGCGCGGCCGGAACGACGCCGCCGAAGGAATCCTTCAGCTGGCCGCCTTGCTGGATCAGCACCATGAACGGACTCTGCCCGCTGGCCAGGCCGGTCACGATGTCGGTGACCTGCATCGGCAGCTGGCGCATGGCCATGTTGTACTGCGCCTGCGAGATCGCCGCGTTCTTGGTGGCCTTGGCCGCGTTGTTGGCCGCACCGGCTTGCTTTCCCATCGCCGCTGCGTTCGCGTTCGCTGCGGTGGTGTTCTTCGTGTTCGCCGCTGCTGCGGCGTTGGATGCCGTGGCTGCGCTGTTGAGTCCTTTGGCCGCGTTCGCGCCTGCACCCTCGACCTTGTCGAGGGCAGCGTCGAGCTGGGCGACCTCCTGGGCGGCATCGCCCAGGTCGGCGCTCAAGCGCATTGCGAAGTCGAGATTTGGGCTGCCGTTGGCCACGCGCTATTCCAGTTCTTTCAGCTGCTGCTTGGCGGACTTGCCGCCGGCGTAAGCGGCGTTCGCATCGCTGATGAATGCCCTTCGATGCTCCCGATACATGGCCTGCGCTTCGGAGAAGAACAGGTTGATCTGCCTGGTCGTCAGGCGTCCGATGTCGGCGGCGGTGCGGCCGTGGCCTGCGGCGATGAGGACGTGGTAGACGCGGCCCCAGCTCGCTGCCTTGCCTCCAGCTTTTCGGCGGCCGCCCGCGCGAGCAGGCGCCGGATAAAAAAACCTGCGTTGACCTCCCACCACGCCATGACCAGGAGGTCGCCCTCGACATCGCCGAGGCCCTCGACCCACGACGACTCCACGCCGGCGGCCTGGGCAACCATGTCGCGCACCAGGTCGGCATGTGTCGAAAGCAGCGCCGCCATCGACGCCACGCTCGGTGCCTGCGATCCGCGCGCGATCTGGGCGTACAGGTCATCGGTGAACGGCTTCGCCCACGCCAGGAGGCGCAGGCCCTCGATATGGCCGTACTCACGCATCGTCACCTCGCGCCCAGCGAGGGTGAAGGTGCGCTCCGGGTGCAGGATCGACAGCTCATCCGGCTGCGACGCAGAGGCGCCCGTGGTGGGCGCCTCCTTCGGCTTGCGTTCGACCTTCTTGGCCATTACGCCGGCTCCTTGGAGAGGAACCGTGCGTAGCCACCCTTGCCGTTCTCATCGACGTTGAGCGGATCGAACAGCAGCTCGGCGGAGAACGGCAGGCTGCCCAGCTCCTCGTTGATCAGCCCGAGGCCCGTCACGGGGTTGAACTGCGTGCGGAACAGGTCGATCAGCACCGGCTGGTTGTACTCGGTGTCGATGCCATCGAAGATCACGTAGACCTCTTCGGGATTCTGCGAGAAGAAGTCCAGGGTGTTGTACCCCGCGTAGGTGTAGGCGGCCTTGAACGGCTGCGTATAGCTGGCCAGGCCCTTGATCCGAACGATGCGGTCGTTGTGGCCGACCAGTTCGTAGTCGTCCGTGTCCACGGTCACCGGCGTGCCCGTCGAGTCCGTCAGCACCAGCGAGGACGCATACGGGTGATCCAGGGCGATCTCATCACCCACGACCAGGAGCGACGGGAACGCCTCGTTGGTCACGCTGCCGCTGGCGGTGCTCATCTGCTGGCTGTGCAGCATCAGGCCCAGCACGCGCAGGCTCCACTCATCGAACGTGCCGCTGAAGGTGCCGCCGCGCTCCGTGTACATGCGGTGGTACTTGCCGCGGTTGCCGGAGAAGCTCTCCTTCTTGTCCGACGATTCGGCGGTCAGCTCCAGCGTCGCCTCGGGGACATTACCGGCCCAGTAGGTCTGGCCGGGGCGGCCGTCAGCCTTGCGCTTGCCGATGCGGACGTAGCCCTGGAGAGAGAAGAGGTTGCGGTTCACTTGGCACCTTCCTTAGCCGCGGTCGGCGCGGCGGTGATGACGATCTTCTTGTTGTCGGCCAGCCACTTCGCAGTGGACTCATCGACCTTGATCTTGGCGCCGGCCTTGTACTTGGTTCCGGCATCGGTGTGGGGCACGGCGAGGGTGACCTCGACCAGCTTGGTTTCCTGCTTCTCGCTCATGGCGTCTTCCCGATGAAGTGTTGGGTGGTGAAGGTGTCGGCCCACAGCAGCGTGCCGGCGTCGCAGTCGAGGACGTAGCCGCGGAGCCAGCGCAGCGGCCTGGCACCACGGACGTTCGGCGGCAGCCAGCCCATCAGTGAGTCGCGCACGGAACCGATGATCGGCATGGCGTCGTTCACTGCGGGCTTGCCGCGCTCGTAGCGGTAGTTGCGGACCGCGAGCACCACGCCGATCTCCACGGCGGCCGCTTGGCGTGCCTGGCCAGCTCCCGCGCTGGCGCCAGTGCTGATGCGCGCGTTGTCCTGGGACGCTGCACGCTCGTTGGTGACCAGGACGAAAGCCTCTGGCGTGCGGAAGTCGCGCAGCGCCTGGATGGCAGCGTAGTCGGCGGCGCCGCGCACCTGCTGCAGGACCGAAACCTGAGCGGCCACGCGCTCGATCACCGGTGCCACATCGAACGGAATGCTGCTCATGGCAGGAACTCCCGGCCGAACACCTTCTTGCCCGGATCGATGCGGACCTCGCCCAGGCCGCTCCCCTGAGAAGTCGGATCTTCGATTCCCAGGCTGAACTTGCCGGCGGCGATCTGTTCCAGGAACTTCAGCGCGTCGCGGTAGTCGCGGACGATGGGATCGTTCGTCTCGGTGCTGAGGCGGTCGCCGTGCAGCTTGTAGCGAACGATGGCCCGCGCCCAGGTGGTGAGGATGCCCGGCGGCGAGGGAAGCGGCAGCGTGTACCGCTTGCCCAGATAGCCGTCGATCAGCGCATCGGCTTCGGTGCTGGCCTGCTCGATGCGCTCACGCGCGCGATCCGCAGCGGCCACGTCGTCGGGATCGTAGCCGCTGCGGTCGCCGTCGAGCAGCGTCAGCTCCAGCAGCGCGGCATTGACCAGGGCGCCGTGCTTGTCGCTGGCCACCTGGGCCAGTTCCAGCGCGCCTGGCATTTCCGACAGCTGCGGGAGCGTGACGTAGGGTAATCCCCCCAC